CACGAACGTTCAAAGTTGTTAATGAGGTATTCGCAATTCAAGGCTGATGCTACCAAGAAGATGACAAATCCCAAGAGGAAGGCGGAATATACGCTCCAGAAAGGGATTGGTTACTTGAATTTGTGTGCGCATCAACCAGATCTGTACACCATGATTGTGAATGATTTGACATTGGCGTTAGGAGGCGTTGACCCGAAATTCAGACGGATGTTGTTGAAGAAGAACAAGATCCCGAGTTACAAGAAAGTCATGGAGGATTGGTATAAACCTGGTTCTCTTGATCATATGGGGCAAGTCGATATGTTAAACTTCAGCACTGGTGATTTTGCCCGTACTGAGCAATTTTTATTGAGGTCATTGCGGGTGGTGCGGCAGTATGGTTCTATGATTCCATCGCATCTCTTACAGGTTGAAGATGACAATGCTTTGGCGAGATCGTGTGACATAAAGAGTTATGGGCTGTTTGAGGCGCATGCTTTCCATTGTTTCGTTAAAACGTATGATAGGTGTCCCACGGTTGAGGAATTAAAACGCATTTGTGAAATATCCCCTTATTCCAACCTTACATCGTGTGTTGAGTGGTTCAAAAATGTGGGGTGTAAATTACCGGTATCGGGTGATCTTTTTGAGCGGAATTGCAATTATTCGGTTCTCCAGTTCTGGGCGTACACCTTGTTGTACATTCATGTGCAACCTGGTTTGGAATTGTTGAATCATGTACCATTGGGTAGTGTTGCCCTCGAAATGTTGAACATTTATTTGTTCACATCGCGTGAGATATTCACACAATGGAATTATGCATATTATGGTTCGCGGGGTCAGTCATCGAGTAGTATGTCAACGCTCGTGCCCAAGGATCCGTATAGGATGCATAAGGTTATCGCGTATCAGATGGCTGAGCAAGTTTGTTTACCGTCTTGTTTGGCGGTTTTGCCGGCCTGGGCGCTGAACGATCTTGTTTCTACTGCATTTGACTATTTCGCTAGATTTCTGAAAATGACGTTGTTCTCGTCTAGAACAGCGACTCTGTCCGGGACACCTAAAGCAAAACAAGGAGTACCCAGTGGATGGTTAGATGCTGTTGATGAAATAGCGGATTGTATTGAGCGTAATCAGTCAGTTGTTGTTAGTGCTCATACTGGAACTGGGAAAACCAAGTACATCCCTCCATTGCTTATGGAGAAATTCCCGGAATCCAGGGTTTGTGTTGTTATGCCGCGTCGAGTTTTGTGTGAAGAATTTGCAAAATACGATGGGGTCACCTGGATACGGCGTGGCGTTCCTTGCAAGCAGGGCTTGATGACTTGTACTTATGGTTATCTTAATATGCTACATGCGAGTGGGAACATGGATAGTTACAACGATGTTATCTGGGTCCTTGATGAAGGCCATGAGGTCGCGCCGGAGATTGTGATGTTGTTTAACACCATGTTCACGACACGGCATTGTGTCCTATTAACGGCAACTCCAACTAAATGGATGACGGAAAGGAAGGGCTG